ATGACAGGGGGTGGGGCCTTTTTGGGGACCCCTCCCCCGGGCCTATCGCTGCTCTAGGGACATCAATCCGGGAGTAGTTCCCTCGGCACATGTCCCATTCGTGTTCCATCTGAAGTGATGATCTCGTACAAGTCGATTCCCATCTCTTCATTGATGTTGATGATCTCTTCAAAAATGCGTACGAGTTCTAAAGAAACCATCTCAGGAGTAAAGTTGTCAGGATTGCGCAGTCCTAAGAGGCGCATGTAATATGCTTCAGTGTTGTAAGGATGAGAATAATCAGTGTCAAAAGCTCTCCAATTATCCTCATCCGTGAATGGATTGAATGGATTGTCCTTGGTTGTCAGTAAAATGTCCTCAGCTTTGACCATCAGATATGATCTCACCCCTTCTTCTCCTCAAGAGCACGGTACAGAGCGTCTACAGATATGCCTAAGTTGTCAGCAACCTCTTTCGCAGTGTAACCATTCTTGATACGCATCTTAGCTGTGGCCAATTTGGCTGGAGAAATACCCTTTTGAGTCCTGGGAAGAGCCCGTTTCTTGAGTTTATCAATATCGGTGTTCTTTAATATCTCTTCAAGTTTGGTTGAGGATATAGCACCAGCCTGAATTGCCTCCCATTGCTTGTCAGTAATATCAATATTAGTTTTCTTAGCACCAATACGATATCGCGCTTCTTCCAAGCATTGCGCTTGTGCCTTCTTCTTTTTATCCTGATCATATTCTAGTTCAGGATTATCCGCTTTCTTCATAGCAAATAACTTTGAAGCAAGCGTCTGTGCTCTTCTTTCAAGAGGAGCATTTTTCTTGGCAATAGATAACGCATTATCAAGCTCACGAATTTCATCTTGATATAACTTTCTGGCAACGGGATTAATATGATCCATACGAATATGAGAAGCTTCCAAGCGAGCACGATTCGCAAGCGCTTTCATGTCGTTTGCGTACTCACCATAGACTTTCTCCATCTTTGTGCCTGAAGATAACTCCATAGCATCTGTGCGTACAGAGCCATCCTTACGGAAATACATCTTCTGAGAAGTCTCCTTAGCAGGAACCTTTTCCCAAATAGCTTTGCCATTTTCGTCAAGCACAGCTTCCTTTTTATGACGCCCTGTCTTCGGATCAATTATAGGATTACCATTCTCATCCTTGACTTCGACTAACTTCTGTCTGGATTTAAGACGGCCGGTCAATGTAAATAAACGCTGACCTGTTTTAGGATCGATATAAAAAACCCGGGACTTTCCAGTCTCGGGATTAATACGACGCTCACCAGCTTTCATCGCTGGAATTTCTTGTGGTGAGGTCGATCTAGAAATAAGCGTTGAAGCTCCGCCTTGTTTCCTGCCTTGATACCGCATAAATAATTGTTCAATATTATTATCATGCATAGATCTACGCCAATCAAGGTCATGTTTCTCTGCATCAATAACAACCATTGAATGCTTAACAGCTCTGGCAATTTCAGAAGCAGGTGCACCCATCAGAGTCATGTCAGTAATAAGATTGGAAACCAATCCCATCTGCATTCCCTTTTCCTGGGCTGTCATATGGCGAACGTTAGAATTTGGATCACGCTTATATCTTACACGCAGATCATCGGCAAATCCATCAAGCTGCTTCAAACTCGGGTGTGTCTTAATAACTCCATTGTTGTTAGGAATAACAAGAACTGTATCACCATCGAAATCTGCACCAGATAACTTCTCAGCAACTTTAGGATGAATACCAACTGCGTCGTTCTTAACATCATCATCTCCGCCTGAACCAATAACCTCTTTGCCATGCTTGAAATTATTGTTCACAGTCAGCTCTGCAATTTCAAAGCGACCTGCATGCGGGAACCGAATAAGAGCTACACGTTCTCCATTATTATAGTTAGGAGCATAGATCTCATTCTCTTTGATGTCAGGAAATGGAACAATCAGATGAGTCGCTTGCCTAGGAAGAGCAGCTGCTTTTAAATGACATGCAGCTGAATCACAATTATCAGCAAACGAATTTAACAGATTCTTACGAACAGCCGTGTTGGAAATGGACATGATCTCATCAAAATCATCATGCCTCATACGCGCATCCAATTTAAGTTGCTTTGTCGCAAGCGGAATTGTCTGCTTGGATAAGAACTGTGAAGGAAGATTTCTGCTCCATTCATTCCATGTTCCCTGTTCATTCACAATATTCAAGGCAGATAAATGTTCTTTACCATCTTTGCCTTTATAATGAACCTGAACAAATTTAAGCTTATCATCATCCTGATTAATGGATGCACCAAACGGATTATTCGTAATCGGGTCGGGCTTCATGCGCTTAAATACGGTTTCAATATCTTTGTTGTCACTCTTAAGAGGCATTGTTGAAGGCTTGCTTACGTTATAACGAACATCGATTCCTTTCGGAAGATTATCGTTATAAACTGCAACACCTTTTAAATAATGCGTGCCGTCAACAGCAATACGAACCTGCGCATAATGATTGCGCCCGAGATTTAAATCCTCACATCCGCGACGAATTTCAATAAGACCGTCACGATCTTTACCATAAGTTCCATCAGGAAGTTTCTGATCACCAAAAACAACCTGCACGCGTTTGGAGTCAATGCTTACGGGTGTTTCGATCTTATGAGGATTATCATAATCACGATCTTCAAAATGATAGTTAGGAAATCCAATTTTTGCTTCGCGCTTCGCCTGCTCAACCTCTGCCCATGGTGTACCTTTCGGGCAAAGAACTTTGATTGTAGTGGGCTTTCCGGTTCCCATCTGCTTCTGATAATGCAGCTGAATTTCATAGCCTTCCTGTTCAAGAAGGGAAACAGCATGCCGCAATTTATCTTTGCTGGAACCCATATAACTTTCGCATCCGTGACCAACATCAATATACTTCTGGTCTTTGATTGCATCTTTTAAAGTATCAGCAACAGCTCTCACTGAAGAAATCTTGTGCTGATTCTCTCTGCGCAATACGTTACCAACTGTTGTGTCAGGAATTTGAAGCTGCCTGGCAATCGCAGAATTGTTGTAGCCTTTGTCGTGAAGCTTAAAAATCATTGAGTCACGCCACTTCGTTGCATTCTCTCCTGCAATATCAATCATGGCACGAAGCTGAGTCGTTTTGATACCCATTTTCTTTGCGATCTCGGTATTAGACAATCCATTCTTCCGTTCTTTGGATAAGAACTTCTGAAAATTCTCATCACCCTGATAAGGATTCTCTCCGCTTCCCCAAGGATAACGGCCGGAGTGTCTCGGTGTTCCGTAATGCTCGAGATCTTGGATTTGCTGCAACTCTGCAAAAATGTTTGGGTTTTGAACCTGGCGTTTCATGGATCATTCCTCCACTCTAATTTTTTCGATCTTGCCGTCAAAGACGATGATCTTTTGCATTATAGCTTTTATGTCATCGCCGAGCGGCGAATGAACCAGGACTTCGTTGTTCTGGTAAATACGCAGCTCCATCCCGATGTCTTTCGGCTGCATCTTGTACTCCAAACAAAATAGAGCAGCGTAAATCTCAAGCTGCTCCATGTGGGCCGGAGTGACACCGGTCTTCAGGTCATGAATTCGCAGAAAATGATTCTTTTCATTGAATGAAATCGCGTCAGCAGTGCCAAAGCAATTTCTCGAAAAATAGAGTGGCTGTTCGGGAATGAGCCGATATGAGATAGCATCGTTAACATACATGTTCAGGGTAGTCTTACTCTTTGGCAGCTTCACGCCAAGCCGAATAAGATTACACGCCAGATCATGTAATTCTGTTCCTTTCTGTACAGCGAGGGAACTCAGATATGCCTGAATCAATTTGTCTTCATCATAGTTCAGCCAATGATACTTACTAGCTCCCAGAAATGCGTGTTGACCGATCAGTTCTGAATGTTTGTTGAAGTTCATCCATTACCTCATTTCTGTTTTCAGGGCAAATAAAACTTGCGTAGCTCATGTCTTTAAGTTGATTCACATAATATTCCTGGTTAGGCTGCTTATGTGCATCTCTTTGTCGTTTGCATTCCAATGCCGCCCATTTGTCTTTGTAAAGAATGAGGAGGTCCGGAAAGCCTTGCAGATATGATGCGTCGTTCTTAAGCACAACGCATCCTGGAAACACCGCTTTAATATCGCGGATCAATTGCGCCTGGAATTGATTTTCTTTAATCATGCAAGCGGCCATCCTTTCCAGACCTCCTCACCTAGAAAGGAGGTGATTAATGAACGTTTAGCAATCATGGGGATCACAGTGCACAGCGAATTGAGGTGACTGCTAAACAAAAAGAGGGGAAAATGTGCTACATTCTCTCCCTCTCTATAATAGGCCTTGTTTTTTTTGGGGACATTGTCTCAAACTAGAATTTGGCAAAGTCACGCTCGTTAAAGTTCTTCTTCGCCCTGAGGGCCCTTGATATGGCCGTGTCGATCTTCGACCGTGAGGTCAGGTGATAGTAATATAGTGTCGAGTATGGAGTGTTCATCCGGTCTATCCGTCCTGCAGCCTGAATCATTTGCTTGTAAGAATATGACTGGCTGAAGAAGATAATGGTGTCTGCTGTTGTGCAGTTCCATCCTTCTGCTCCAGCGTTGTACTGGACAAGATATGCCCACCGATCCCCAGTGGGCAAGCTGTTGTGCAAATGACCGTTCCATTCCGCAACGGTAGTTGGCAGTTTGCGCAGCTCATCAAGTTCGAAGTCGAACGAGTAGAAAATAATAGCACGCTTCTTCTCCCCCAATATTGTTTTAACCGCTTCAATCCTACTTGGATCTTCATTCGCGATTCTTCTTAAACATCGGCAAAGATCTCCTGCATCCCGAAGCGGTTCATCAGTAAATGGATTCCATCGCCTTCGAATAACGTCTCTGCTCTTTGACTCGTCGTACGGAAGATACAGATCAATATGCTTCTGCTCCGTGTGTTTCACAAATGGCATGTTCACCAGAACATTCCTTCTGTGTTTCACCAGCAAGCCCTCGTTGAAATAACCGTTGACCTTCGGGTACTTGCTCCATCGTGCCCAGATCACATGCTGCTGTGTAAAATCGCTGCGCGATCTGTAATATCCGTTTGCGATGAATACCGGTACATACTCCATCCAGGTGTCACCGGGAGTGGCAGTTAACAATATCCACCTGTTCTGCTTTGCAATCTTAAGAAATGACTTCACCCACACGCCGCTGCCGACAACGCGCTGCTCATCAAAAATGAAGAAAGCTCCTTTCTCTGCAATATACTTGTGGATGTTGTTCCAGCTATCGATCACAGGCTTCAGTCCAAATATGTCAGCTTCGTCCTGCCACTCTCCGGTGTCGCGCTTTCGCGCGGTAGTGATGATAAATAACTTGGTCTTTGTTTTCCGCCGAAGCGGAGAGAGGGAGCCCTGACACTCCTTTACCCAGAAATATGCCAGGGACGTCCGACTCTTTCCGCTTCCGACTCCTCCGCACAATATGGATCCACTTCTAAGCTTCTCCATAGCTTCCGCCTGGTGCGGATATAATGTTACACTTTTCACACTCCGGTGCCAGCCATCTCATAACCTGCATACTTGCCACCAAAATCGTTCACACTCTGCAGTGTCGCCCAGAGGTTCTTCAGATATCCTTTCTTACTCCCGGCTACGCCGCGCCCATGTTCGAACGGATGAATTTCCAGATCCATGTTAACAATCATATCCTGGTCCAACTTCTTGTACTGATCAGGCTGCAGCAGTGTCAGTGTCTTCTTTCCCATGAATTCACTCAGCAAATACAGATGCGGAGGATACTGGCTGTTCTCGTTTACAACGATCTCCGTGTGATAAATAGTCTCACCATCATCGATCTGACGCTCCTTCACGTTCCAACCATCAGCCCTCAGAATATCCGCCCACTCCTTCGGCAGGCACAGGCTAAAGGTACGCTTTCCGCCCTGAGGATTGAAGTTCGTAGGAGCACCGCTGAAGTTCCTGAAAATAACTGCAGCATTCTCAACACGCAGATTACCATCCACCATACGGGTAATAACAGTTTCATTAGCCTTCTGGGCAACGTTTACATAACTCATAATATTAATTCTCCTTTGTTACTTCTGTTTTGTTTTCTGAAATGTCAAAAGGCGGCTGGCTCCAATCCAAACCGCCTCTGACAAATCCATCGAAATTACCAAACTTTTCAATTGTATCCACGGCCACGCTTGCAAGGTCCTGGAAATAGCTCATGTCAATATTGTTTTCGTACTTCAGCTCACGGACTTTGTTGGCTTCCATCCATCGATATCCCTTGCTTCCAGCAATGCTTGTAAATTTGCCGTCTGTGCCTTTACGCATCAGCAGGCCTCCGCCTTTGCCGGACTCGATGGGACAGAATAACCCAACTCTTCCTACAAACTGGTAGTCATGTCCTTTGGAAATACTCTCAAGCAAGCTGACTCTCTGTTGGACAAGCTTATTGCTTTCCTGTATCTTCTCCTCCGGAATATCGTACGTATCAATCGGGAAGTCGTTCTCGCACAATATACGTAACATGTGCGGCCAGTTTGCCGATGCTGATCCCCAGATATCCTTGAGCTTCTTTTCAACCTTGGTTAACTCTTTTTCATACGGTTCTACGTCCTCCAAATTCTCGTTCATGTCCAGCCAGATATCCGTCTTCACAGCCCGCTGTTCACAAAGATCCTGGAATTCCACAGGCTCCTTGCTGAATAACGTCTTGAATACGTACGGATGCTGGAACTGGGCGCCAGTCGCTGTCCAATGCCCTGCTTCGTCTCCGTTCTCCTGATCTTCGGAGCACCTGGCAATATAGACAGCATCGTTGACCAGGCAAATTCGTTCATAAATACTCTCCACTTCAAAGTTGTAGCCCCACTGCTTTCCGTAGTCCAATATGAACTGTTCCACTTCTGGTGTGGGCTTCTCGATCTTGATGGAGTCCGTCTTAATATGAACGACTTTCGCCCCCATTGCCTGAACCTTCAGCCGCAGCGTCTCCATAAATAAAGCTCCGCGTTTCGCAACCCAGTTGTCAATATTCCGTGGATCCTTAAACCGATTCTGGAAACGTGCTGCCGTCAGACCATACACAGAATTGATAACTATCTTCAGCGCAAAAGCGAGCGCCTTCGCCTGAGCCGGATCATTCAGATATTTCCCAAGCGCAGGATTCAGTTTCTTCACCTTCTCGAAATCCTTGTGCTTGATGGCAATCCGAATATCCATCAGTTCCTTGAATTTGGCTGTATATGGACCGAACCCGTTCTCTGCAATGATCGAAGACGGATGCATACTTGCAACGTCAAAAGTCTTCACATGATAATACATTCCCGGCTCAGCATATACCCGTCCGCCTTCGCCGATCAGTACGTCATGGAAATAACTCTTCCCGCCTTCAAATCTGTATCCAGGGAATTCCTCTGCCAGGTTCGGATAAATAAACTCATGCCATGGTTCCTTTACGTTGCCGAAGATATATGCTGCACTCAACTGATTTGTCGTTGTGATCAGCGGCATATCTGTCAGCTCGCACATGATTTCCCGTGCCTTAAAGTCTTCCTGTGTTGCGTAAAATACCGCTTCCGTTGCAAGCACGTCATGCTCACAATACTCTGCAAGTTTCGGCCACAACTCTTCAGGAATTTCCTCGCTCCAGTCCACGTTCATTTCCATGTGGGAATCCATGGGAAGTTTCCCTTCCTGCGCCAGCTCAATTTCCCATTTTTTCAGGGACTGCTTCTTCGTACTGTAATCGTAGATATCAATCTCGAATACATGCTCCGCATCCCTGGAGAAATTGCTTCGCTTGTCGTTCACGATAATATCCTGGCTCAATTGCCAGCAATCGTGGAAGCTGTACCCAATATACCTGGCGTACAATATAGGCCCGTCGTAACTTCGACAATTGAATCCCACCAGTCTCATCCGGAATAATGGCTCCAGATCAGCCGGATCAGGATTGAACATGGAAATAACTTTCTTACCAGGCCCTTCTTCCTTATAACAGACAAGCAGAAGATTCTTTGCCACTTCAATATCGCAGAATACAAGCGGCGCGTTCGGGTCTATGTTTGGAATAAATACCTGTTGGTCTTCAGGAATATCCGCTGGCACACTGCTGATCTCCGGCCATATCAGTTTCATGCTGAAATACTTCTTCAGACATGCTTCGCTGTTATGACTCGATGATGCCGCGAAGGAATATATGGCGTTGTCCAGATCTGAAAGATCATAGGCAATTCCTTTCTCCTGGGCCTCCGCCAGCTGTGCTTCAATATAATTGATGCACGTTGTCGTGAACCCTGGCTCGATTTCCTTGCGCAATGCTTTCAGCACTCTTGTACGCAGATGCCTTGCGTCTTCCAGTGCAAAATCATTGATCACTTTCTTTTTCCTAAGCGGCAGTCCGCTGGAAATATGCGCGATCGGAAGATTGTTGCACTTGCTAAGCCTCCTGCGTAGTGCCGCGTCTCCTTTCTGAACTTTTATCTCAATGCCTTCCTCAACAACTCTGGCAAGATCATCGGGATTTCCGTCATAATAATATGTCGTATGAATCCCATGGCCACCTTTGCTGAGCTCGGCGTATGTCGCAGGAAATGCTGCCGCGGCTTTGGCGTTCAGCAGAAAATCCTTTTCACCTTTCTCGTTCTTCTTGTCGAAGTCCATATGGATCATCAGAGGCGGACACTGGACAAAATGCGTTCTGGAAGTGTCCAGGTCCCGAAGCTTTGTCTTGCAGTTCTTCCATGCTACTCCTGGCGCTGCATCTCCGTATTGCGCCGGGCAATCCG